GACCACAATACGCCAGAGAGAACCCCTAATGCTGTGGATAAGGTCATACTGCTAACGCTTGTTCCTGTCATGGTGGCTGCCATTGAAATAAGGGATGTGGTAAGACCGGATGTGGATGTCATCATTAAACCCAACATGGAAGTAGCAAGAAATAATCCACCACTTAAAAGTGCCAAAACACCAAGTAAAGCAGTTGAGATTAGAACGACTTTGGCTAAAATCGGATGTGCTTTCATAAATCCTAAAAACTTGTCAGAGAGCATGGTAATAATTTTCATGGTGGCTGTTGCGATTGGCATTAAATGCTGACCAATCTCCATGGTCACACCGGAGATGGCGGATTTCATTAAGAGCCACATCCCCTTGGGAGTTTTCCGCACCGCATCAGCAAAACCTGATGTAGAAATCGCACCCTCATTTATCGCAATCCCTAATCTTTTAAATTCTTCTACCGGGGCTTTGAGTAAAGGGACTAATCCTTTAAGTCCAATCGTTCCCACTAAATCTTTTAACATTACCGCCTGCTGTTCATCTGAAAAACTTTTCATCGCTTTTTTCATGTCAAAAATCACATCAATAAAGTTTTTCTGTTTGCCTGTGGCTTCGTCATAAACCTTGAATGTATCTGTTCCGAAGAGTTTATTAATCTTATCCTGCTGGGTATAAATCATGGTCATTGCTGTGGAAAGTCTGCGAGCTCCAATACTGGATCCCTGCTGCCTGTTGGCGAGTATTCCAAGGAGCGTAAGCTGTGTCTCGATAGATTGATTAAAGGCTGGAATGGATGTATTTGCCATTTTTAACGCTTCAGTCAACCCATCCATGGAAAATCCGGTCTTGGAAAGCACTGTTGAAAACATATCGGACACTTTTTGTGCATCTGTCAATGGCTGATTAAATGACCTTAAAGTTCCGATAAGCATTTGAGCAGAATCATTCATCTCAATCTGGTGGGCTGAAGCGTAATTCAATACTTCACCGAATGCTCCAGCTTTGTTTCCTACCACTTCCATACCAAATCCCAAGCGAACTAATTCTTCCTGTCCCATGGCAATCTGTTGAGCTGTAAATAATGTCTTGGCACCGAGTTCCATGGCCACATCACCCAAGATTTTCATCTCATCTGCACCCACACCTGCCAGTTTTCCGGTTCGTACCAATTGCGTGTTAAACTTGGAAGCTTGCACAATGGGACCGATAAATGCAGTTGAAATCCCAACACCCACACCCATGAGTTTTAAGCCTGCTGATCGAAGATCCGTAAGAGCAGATTTTAACTTTTGAACATCTTTCGCTGCCCCGCCCATGGAGTTCTTCAGATTAGAAGAACCAATGAGTTTAATATTGATCGCTTGTGTAAATCCGCTTCCGAAAGCCATTATCTCATTTTCCTTTTTGCTTCATCAATTGCTTTCTTTTCCTGATCACTTAACCACTGGCAGGAGGCATAGATTTCCATCACGCGAGATAAGGGTAGACTATCCACTGTTTCAAAAGTATAAGCTGGAAATTTCATACAGATCACCGCTCTCATTTGCAGATAGGAAGTTTTGTCAACTTCCTTTACGAGTTTCCCAGGCTTTTTACCGTAGCAGTTTCACTGTATCCCAATGCTTCTTGAATCTTCTGTGCCAATGTAATGATCTTGCCCGGTGCCCACTTGCCTGTGGTGTTGTACTCAAAATCTTGATCTTCTATTTTTGGATAGACCAGGAAGGCTTTCACGAGACTCGGAAGCATATCGGCATTAAGATTATCCGTCTGAACAAAGGGTGCAAACTCACTCCAACTGCACTCTCTGGCGATATAGAGCCCATCATCCCCCGGTATTTCAATCTGAAATAAGTTCTGGGGATACTTTTCTTTCAGTTCTTTAATTATTTTGCTTTGGTCATTACTCATTTCTATTTCCTTTTTTTGCTTGCCCTGTGGAATGCGAAGCATATTCCATCAGGGCTCCTTTTATTTTTCAATTTTCTTTTCCAATCGGTTTATCATCTTTTCGATATGCTTAAACCCCAAGTCAATAATCTCACGTATGTTTTTCCACTTCTCTTCGTCTACGTCCTGCAGTCTTTCAAGTCTCGTAATGCGCCCTTCCAAAACCCGAAGATCATTGCGAAAAAGAGTTAACAGTTTGATAAACCAGCCTAAGGCGACCAGCATGACTGTCTGCAGTATCCCAAATCCCAATTGCCAGATTTCCATCTTAAAACAATCCTTTCGCATCTAATGCAAAGCCGGATACCTTCATCCCAATCGGTTCCCCATCATCGGATATCCCACCTTCTTGATCCGTAAACTCACAGCCGGTGAATACCTTACTCTTCCAAGCCACTGCTCCCGGATAGAACACCACAATAGTGGCATTGTGAACATCCAAAAGATCATTGGCTATCACATCTCCAATCTTAAACTGCTTAGTTCCTGTTAAGATATTTGCTGCTGTTTCCAGAGCATTGACCAACACTCCCGATGCAATCTCTTTCACTTCAAAATCAATCTCGTATTCTTTATGAAATGATCTGGTAACGCCATGAGCCTTTGCGTTCCCGGCTCCGGTTAAAGCCGTTTTATCTTGTTTTACTTTCCAGTTAAAATTCTTTAATGCCATCACCTTAATGCCATTAACAAAAAGAGAGACAGAATTACCTGCTATACCATCAACCAGTCCGCTTAATGCTTCAATTGCCATTTAATTTTCCTCCTAATCCAAAGTTACTTTTGATAAAATAATCTCCATGGCCTTCATGGAGTTAACAGCCAGACGAACCACCACTTCTCCCAAGGCTCTCATGGTATCATCCGATTCAACTTCAATCTCATAAGTATCAATCTGCCCATGGTTTACCATAAGATCTAATGGCGTGCGTAAATCCGCTTCCAAAAGTGCCAATCCCTCCCCTGCCGAATCATTGGGTTTCCCTACATGGGGAAATGCAGCAAGCCTGGTCTGCTTCCCTGCATAGTAGATAGCTCGAAGCTTTTCAATGCGGTTATAGGTATCTCCAAGGGGTGTTAATGTCAACGAATGTCCCACAATCAAGCCCACTCCCGGTTCTAACCGTCCAAAGTTGATTTTACTCTGGATAAACTGTGTGAATTGGGCAGGGTTGAACTCCGGATATAGTCCAATAACTGTAGAAATATCTTCACCAATAAGTGATTTCTGTAAGGGTATCGAAGCCATGATTCCGGATAGTGTAGCCGTTAATCTGTTTACATATTCATTGCCGTCACTGTCGACGAATTTCCCTTCACCTGCAATGACGACTGCATTGCGATTGGAAAATGTGTCGGTCATGGCAGTAACCGTATCCACATAAGATTGGATTTCGGTGAAAGTTGGTTTGTTTGGATTTAAAGGATCAAACCTTGGTGGATCAAGTAATGCAAAACGTTCTGATAAGTTCTCCCGCACCATATAATCACAATGGGTTGTAATGGCAGTCCAAAGAGGAAGCGAGTCTGCTCCAACGCAGTGCAGCCAGTTAATCTCAGGATGATTTTCAAAAACAGTTAATCCATCTATGTAATCACCGTTCGTTAAATCAACGCCATCTGTTCCGCCTGTCATAAAAGTAGGCGACACGGCAGCAGGCAATGCTGAACCAATCGCTTGAGCTAAAACCAAAGTTTGATTGGCATTTATGCCATCTGCTAAATCAATCACATTATCGCCAATGAAATTAATCTCTTCATCTGTATGGTTGTTTAAGATGGTCAGCGTAATGGATGTGCCGTCATCTATTACATCCACTTCAACCCCATTGAAATAAATCCCGGGTTCGATTGATGAGAGTTTAATCGTGGGAGTTCCGCTGGAATCATTCAGCGAAATTTCTGAATGGGTTGCGGGTCCGATCCGCTGTGCATAGATCAAGGAAGCTCCTGCATTAAAGGATTCTTCCAATGCCTTCAATAATTCACCTGATTTAAAGATGGTTTTGGCTGTCTGTTTATCGCCAACCACATATACCTTATTAATCTCACCACCGCCAGCAGATCCCATCTTGCCTTCAATATTTGGCAAGGTAGGCGGCACAATCACTTTTCCTGATAAATACTCCGTATAAGAGTCTGGAATAATTCTAACCATTGTTCTCTCCTTTTACCGGTGCAGCTAACCAGCCGTCTATGACATTTTTAAATTCGTTTTCTGTCATACGCGTTGTATTTGTAACACTGACAGCTTCTTTAACACCTTCAGCTACATTGGGTTTTATCTCATAAAGATCAACCCAGAACTGAAAGGTCATTTTTGTATTGGTCTTCTTTTTTGCCATAATTATTTCCTCTTCTATTTAGAGATTGAAAGATTGTTAAACGGAATTGACTCAATAGGTATTACTGACGGATCCACAACCCTGAGCAGATATGTAATTGATTTCTGATACACCACAGGAAGTTTGTCTGTTATGGTCTGAATATCCGTCTCGGTTTGATATTCTGCGTATGCAATCCTTACTGGAAGCTCCGTCACAGAATCCGTTAACGTGATTCCAGATTCCCTAGTTAACCGTCTTAAAAATTCATCTGCAACTCTAACCAGATCACTTACAATCTCATTTCCGTTTCTATCGTCCGTGGATACAACCCTGAATGTGAACCGTATGGATTGCTCGTTTAGGTAAACTTTTGTTTCAACTGTTTCTGTTTTCCAATCCCGGGTTCCTGCACCTAATGATTCTCTTTTGTTTCCGGTTAAACTCGTAAGCATGTAAGGATATTGGGGACTTTCCTGAAACGCCAATTCATCTTTAAACACAGCCAGTCCAGTGATTTTAGAGACTAAGTATTCCGCCAATGTTCTCTGGACAATCATAATGATTTTAACCTATTCATGACGTTCTTAACCCTTTCTTCAATCACCGATGGCACCATTGATTTCCCATGAATAAAAGCCGGTTCCATGTAGGGTCTCGGTTTGGGTTCAACGTAGAAAAATTCCATGGTGTTATTTTTATCAATCCCATGACGGGTCATCCACCCCCTAAATCCGGGAGTGGATTCAATATGCAGCCAATGTCCTTTTGTCCCAAACTCCACAGCAGCAGCATAGGACACATTCGTGCCTACAATCACTTCTGTTCTACTTATGGGCACAATCGTAATGGAATTCCACAACTGCCCCTGATCGATAGCACCATGTTCTTTGATCTTTTCTTTTGCGTGCCTGTCTACCAAAGTGGAAAGTTCCATTATTCCTTCCTGTATCTCTTGTAAAATGAGTTCAGAAATGCCCGACACCACTTTTTCGGCTTTTTCAATCGCTTTGAAGTCTATTTTTACATCAATCATTTTATTAGCCGCAGAGCCCACAGAGAGAGACAGAGAAAAACTTTACTTTAATTATAATTCTTTTATCCGTGTTCATCCGTGTAATCCGTGGTTATTTCGTTATTTTTCACTCTTTTCAAGATTCACTTCCAAGTGCGTAACAACCCCAAAAGCGTTCTCTGGATTGATATGACTTACGATGTAATTTTGATTTTCAATCGCAACCCGATCACCTTCGGAAATATCCGTTTCACTTCCGCAAGTAATAACCAGATCAGCCCCGATTTCTGTTAAAGATTTGGGTGAGAGCAGTTTCTGTTCAATGGGATATTCGCCAATGGTGATTTCATTTGTTTTGTGTCCCCCTGCGAAACTCCCGGTATTGACTTTAGCACTCCGATATACCGTCATGGATTTACCGAAGGAAAGGATGACATTTTCCACATCCGATTTCATCATTTGTTTATCCATCGTCTCAAGCACTGGAAACCTCATAGACTTCCGGGATGGGGAATTTGCCTGCCGAGAGCAATCCAGACTCATCATCCAAGTGAGGAGCTAATCTCTTTGTAAGGGTGTGAAGACGAGATAAATAATCCTTATGCAGATCCGCCCAGAAGGACGGCTGCTTGGTTTTATCGATGGTCTTATCACCGCTTTTAAAGGAGAAGTTCTTGGCTACCTTGGCTCGCATTGTTTCAGCAATAAAAACCAAAGCCTGAACTGTTAATAACTCCTTTGAATCTGAAAGCAAATCAGGTGTAATCTCATCATTTGAGATTTCGTAATTCATCCCCAAAGTGGCATTCACTTTATTCAATGACCGAGATACAATGGATGAATATTGTTCGGTGTTAAGTATCGACTCATCCGCTGTATCATCAATCTGCAGTTTTAACTCTGATATGAAACTGCTAATGGTCATTTACCTTTGTTCCGTTTTACAGATTTGTCATCTGATTTAGAACTTTGCTTTTCAGTAGGTGCTGCTTCTTTTGCTTCCACCATTTCATTCGTCTTGACATCGTTTATCTCAACCTGATTCGTTTCAGGGGAAGATGTTTTTTGCTTTGATTTCACTTCCAATAGAAATCCATTTTTTACCAATCCCTTTATGTCATTTGGGATAGATGAAAACGAAACAGTCTCACCTGGCTTTAAATCAAAGCGACCTTGATTGTCAATCAACCTAACCGGTCTATGGTTTTTGAGTTTTATCATGACTTAACCCACCAATTTGATTTTCACACAAAGATCAGGACGTAAGATGCCAATAGCAATCTCCATCCAGATCAGCCAGCCAACTCTGAACTTCAAGGTCTGTTTGACCGTCTCACTAATGAGTTTCTGTCTAATAGCCATCTTTCCAATCTCTTCGTCTGGTAAAATGATAATCTCATTCATATCAGCCGTAGCGGTTGTTAATATATTGGCTCCGCCGAATGTTTTGATTACACCTTTTGTACGGAGTTCATTCTTGGTTTGCGGATCCAAATCCCAACTGCGTAAATCATTAAACCGAGCCCCACGCATCAGAAGAGTTTTGACGGTGAGTTCCTTATCTTCCAAGATACTCATTGCCTGATTCAGTGTACCTTCAGAAAGGGTTGTTCCGGTCTGTTCGATTATGTTTTCTGTAGGGATTGATTCAGAAAGGGTTTTGAGTGTGTATGCATCAATGGTCTTTCTGATCTCTCTGCCAGCTGAAGTCTGCAGATCTGTTAAATCCCAGACATTGCCGTTTTTTAAAGAGGCCACATCAATAATCGGTGCAGAATGAACTCGGACCGTAGGAAATTCTACTTCTTCCTTACTTGCTTCCGAATGAACAGCTTCTCCTTCAGGAGAGATCCAATAGGCTTTAACCCCTTTGCGTTTCACATATTTCGCAGGTTGTCCTGCTGGTAATGCGTGACGAGTCAGAAGCAGAGAAGAAATCTCTTTCCGCTCAATCTCCATCTCCACAGGGGGTAAGATTGCAGCAGCTAATGCATTCAAGCCTTCATCACTTTCAAGTGCCTGACTCATAAGTGATGCCATTGAATCCATATATTCAGTTGTTAATACATTTGTTGTTTCCATCATCGCCTCCTATATCACGAGTTTGAATTTTAGTTCTGTTGAGGTAACCGAGATGGCTTGAGCTATTTTCTTACCATCTGTTGCCTTTTGAAGCAAGGCAGTAGTTGGATTTACTTCTAGTTCATCGCCGGCTGTAATGCCTGCAGTAAAACTTTCTGTCTCGTAAACACCGCCTTGGGTGTAAACGGTGACATACTCACCTGATGCTGCATCACGATACACAACCCCAAAAGGATTATCTAACGCATCGATTACTTTTGAAAAGAGATCTGCTCCAGAGAGTTTTACAAACTCTCCAGCAGTCAAATCTTCTGCTGCTGTTGCTGACCCGTAAGCCAGTCCTGGATGTAATGCTGTTATTGACATCTTATCCTCCTATCCTTGAGTTGTATGCGGCTACAAAACCATTTTTCAATTCATCTTTTAAGGTGACTTCCACGTCATCCACAGATTCCGGCTTTACATTTGCTTTTGCCCGCATGTTTGCTTGAGATTGTTTTTTCTCTTCTTGTTTCTTGTTCTCTATTTCAGCTTTTTCGCTTTTTAAAGAATCAAAAGAACCAATGGTCTCTTCAATAGCACCTAACGCATCTTCACTTAAACCGGCAAGACGTTTTAATTCCTTTTCTTTTTCTTCTTCCGTCTCAAATGAACGACCCATGGACTCCCATTTTTTCAAGATGCTTTCAGCTTTAGCCTTTTGTTTCGCTGCCTGTTTTTCCTTTTCCATGGATTCGATTTGCTTCTGTGCCTTTTCCAAATCCTTGGCTGTTTTTTCCAGTTCTGACTCTAACTCTTTAATGCGATCATCTTTTTGATCTGCTTCCTTTTGAAGTCCTTTGAGTTTTTCAGACTGATCATTGTATTTAGCTTCCAGTGCGGACAATCCTGTGTCCTTTTCTGTCTGCTTATTATTCCCGCTTTGATCGGGATTGTTGTTTTCTGACATGTGACTGTCCTCCTTATTTATGTTAGCGACTGCAAGTATTTTTGCATGTTCATCCGCACCGGCTCTGTCTAATAATCCAAGACCGGTAAAAGTGATGTTGTGCAAAATCTCATAAACTTTTTTGCCTTTATAGTCTCTTCCCTTATGCTTTTTTAAATGAATGCAATCATCTGATCTTGCTTTAACCCTTTTTTTACAAATAGAGCATTCACCCTCCTCATAATCACATTCCATCGACACCTGTTTTATAATCCCTTTTTTCAAGAGTTTATAAGCAAGCTGGGCGTGGGGATTATCCTGTACATAAAGTTCGCCTACACATTCCACTACACCACCGTTATTTTCTTTATAATCGGATGAGATTACACCGCCTACAATGTCAGTGATGTTTTGAGAATGTTTTAAATCGATTTTCTTCTCAACAACGGTTTCATGTTTGGTTTTGAGCTCACTTGCAAGAAAATGATCGCCATTGGAATTGGTGCCCGCATGAGTCAATATAAAAGTAAACTGCGGGTCACCCTCTTTTGCTTTTGAAATTAGATGAGCATCACAGGTGAGTGTGGTATGACATAATCGTTCCGCTTCCTGACTGTTACTTCTGGTACTGGATAATGGTTTAGATGCCACGAATAGAAGTTCCTTCGCATACTTCCCACCAGCTTTAGAATCTTTCTTCCCGAAGCGATACTCTACTTCAATCTCTTTGACAGACGACTCTTGATAATTGTCTTTTAAGAATGATTTGATTTCACTTTTGGTGGGATAGGCGTGGTCACGATATGAGATTAAGAGGTGTTTATTTTGTTTTTGTGAGAGTCCGATTAAATCTTTGAATTGATCTGGATATGTTTTTTTGGAATACTTCGTTGTTGATTTATAATTTCTGAAGACATTATCCTGAATTTCTTTACCCTTCCACATAGTCATCAGGCCTTCCACGAAATGCATGGCATTCTCATAATCGTTGGCTTCAAACTCTGTTACGTAAGGCGGATCGAAATAAGCAAGGTCGGCTTTTACCTTCGGGATTAAATCCCAGGTATCTTGTTTGTATACTTTATTCTCCTGGCCGTTATCAAAAACCAGAGAATTGAATTTCTTTACATAATATTTAAATGTGTGTTCAAATTGTTTGACAGATAAGTTTCCAAGTGAAGATCTGCCAAAGCGATCGTCTTTAGCCTTATTTTCTGTAATAGATGTTTTAAGTCCTTTTTTACTCCGTTTAAACTCTCCGAAAAGTGCCTTGGCTTTAACCGTTGCACCCATGGCAGACAGTGCCAAATCTTTTTTATATCCCTTTAGATTCTGGATATTGGCATACATGTTATCCAGCCACTCTAATATGGGTTTTGTGTAATAATAACCGTGGAATGTTTTCACCACAAAATCCCCGGCTGATTTGTTTTCTTTTAACAGGATTTCTATGTCTTCATCCGTCAGGGTAACGGAACTATTTTCAATAACGGCTTTTGCAATATGGGTGGGAAAATCAAGTGAATCATTGGTTATTACCTTGAATCCTTTCTGCTTGAAGAAATAAGCCACATTGGCTCCACCGCAGAATGCATCAAAGAACACCTTGCCATTTGGGTTGTTTCTTATCTCTTTTGGAACAGCCCGCCAGATCCAATCCAAAACAAAATATTTACTGCCCATATATCCGGAGACTCTTGTTTTATCTTCCGTATGTTTATTCTCATAACCACTGCGACGAGCTGCTAACGCAAAAAGAAAATCTTCTTCAATTAGTATTTCTTCTACAGTTTCTGTGTCTTTTGTGCCTTTTGCGGCTATTATTTCTTCTTCCGTTTCAGCGTTCGCCTTAGCCTGATTCAAAAACCCCCTTGGACCGCAGATAAAGATATGTTCCTTGGCATCGCTGTTTTCTCCGTGTGCAGATGATAAAGAATAATGATGATCACGACTTTTCATCCGTGAATCTTTATTCAAGTCATCTATAATGGTCTTTATCTTCCGCTCGGACGGGTAAGCATTATCTCGATATGAGATGATCCAGTATTTGATATGCTTGGAAGCGTTTAAGTAATTTTCAAAAAACTCATTGGCTGTTTTTTCAGTTACTGTTTTGGATGAGACTTGATAAGATTTTGTTTTGGAATCTTCCTTAATCTCTTTGCCTTTCCACATGGTCATAAGACCTTCCACGAAATGGTAGGCAGTCTCATAATTGGTGGTGGAAAAATGGGTGGCATAAGGAGGATCGAAATAAGCCAGGTCTGCTTTTACTTGTGGGGCTATATCTAATATCTCACCGTTATAAGCTTTGTTCTCCTGTCCATTATCAAAGACCAGGTCGCTGATGCGTTTTAAATTGGATTTATAGAGTTCAATAAACTGGTTTTTGGTAAACCTGCGTTTGCCATGCATGGTGGTAGAAGAGAAATGTCCAAAACCACCCTTACCGGAGATACAGGTTTTACCCAATGCAAAAAGGGCGATGTCTTTTTTGTATCCTTTGAGGGTGTCGATGTTTGCCCGCAGGCTATCTAAAATATTTAAAACTTCAGGTGTAAAAAAGGTGTGCTTGAAATTGCGTTGAATGAAATCGCCGGCATTGGATTTGGGTTGAGCAAGGTTTTCAATCTCATCATCAGAAAGCGTAACAGAATTGTTCTCAATGATGGCTCTGGATATATGGTAGGAATATTTTAATTGGTCATTGGTAAAGACCTTAAGGCCTTTGCGTTTATATAAGAATCCCACAACATTGGACCCGCCAAATGCATCAAAGACTGACTTAACGTCTTCCGGCGTATTCTGCCAGATCCAATCGATGAGCTTCTGCTTTGAGCCGATGTAATTGGTGATATACTTCGGTAGTTCAGAAGACTCTTCAACGTCATCCCCTTTTTGGGCAATAGCATCTAATATCTCACAGGACAGAAAGTCCGTGCCAAGAAACTCTGCTACTTCTATATCTGGAATATTTTGCAAATCCGAATCCTTGATATCGGTTTTGCGGGAGCCTGGTCAGGCCTAACGGTGGGTCATATAATCCCGGTGAAATATTCTTTCAGATTTCACGGGATAAAACAAAAAACCCGCAGTGTTTAACTTCTCTTCAAACACCGGCGGGTCAAATTTTTCCGCTCTGTCGCTTTTATCCTTACAAATTCAGGATAACGCTACTTCTTCGTCGCAAAGAATTTAAGACATTATTTCAATTTCTCACAATTATTTTACTTCAACTTTTTCAATCTTCCCCATCATACCATCATAAGGACTCATCTGCTCTTGCCAATGTTCTAAAAAATCATCCGGCAGTGGAAAGCTATCTGCTTCTACCAATCGGTTGATGATCCAGTTAGCCTCTTCTTGGTCGTCAGGATATACATCATCAATCTCAATCTCCAGACTCATCCTGTCAAATGACATTGTCCAAAGACCGATTTCTACATACTTTTCTCCAATGAGTTTGTATTGCTTCATCTGATATTCTTTAATTTTCATTTAACCACCCTTTGCGAATAATAGAATCCACAAATTCTTCTCTTACTTGCTGGCGTGCCAGTTTTAATCTCTTGGGATTTGCTTTTTTAAACGCATTCCACTCTTTCACCATCTCTGCATCACGCTCATCGATTTCAACTTCAATGGTTGAGAGAATTAAATCATAATTACCTTTAAAATCTCCAGTGCCGATAAATTCGATTCCACCCTGAACTTGTTTTATCTCTGTAAAACACGATGCATGATTGACCTGCCACCCGCTTTCTAAAAACCAAAATGGTGACCAGTAGCCGTAATACTCGTAAGATTTAAGATTGCCTGAATTATCCATGATAGGAATGACTTCCACAATCTCAAAACTGTCTAATACACTCGTAAGCACATAATTCTTTCTTTTAAAATTGGGAGATGAAAAATCATACACACCAAGCTTACCGCCAATATCTTCCCCTTTAAAATCCTGCCAATCACGAATTAAATATTCACTGTCACCCTTGGTGGTTTCCAAACGACTGGAGTCCATGATTTTTTGAATCAATTCATTGACTCTTTTCTTTTCGTTTTTGATTTGAATTTTTAAATCCATTATCTTTTCCCCATAACCAAAATTACGTCTTCTATTCGACGACCATCCGGTAGTTTTTTGATTCCGTGTTTATTAAATACTGCAACGAGTTTGTTTTTATTGTCTCTGCCATAGACATTGATATAGTCAACATTATCCAGTAATGTAACTGAGTTTTTAAAAATCGTCTCATCTGATCTTCCGCTTCTGGCGATGGTCTTAAACATATTCAGATTATGATATCGGTTATCTCTCACGGAACTCCCAGTCACCCTTCCATATTTATCCGCATCGTAGGTAATAGCATCTAATCTGCGAATCATTTTCTTCTTAAAATAAATTCCCACTTCACCCGCTTCCCGGGTACTTGGCAACTGCCTGATCCGTGTAAAAAAGTAAGAGGCTCCGCCACTACCCATATCATCTAATGGACTCATTCCCCCAACCGGAACCCCCATCCTGATCTTTTCAACTGTGGACACAAATGCACCGTTATTTGCAAGAACCGCATCAATGGTATTGCTCATATCTCGTCCTCTGGTAACCTTATGATATAACCCCAACCCATCCAATTCTTGATCTAATTCTTTTGCACTTACATCAAACCTAAATGTATTTTTATAACCGGCTGTTTTGTTAAACACCTTTTTACGTGCAGGGTTTGAACTCAATGAATATTCACCATAGGGATTATAGTCGGGAAGCTTTGAGATATCATTCACGCCTAATTTACTTGCCCAATATGTTTTCATAGCTTTTATACGCTCTTCTTTTGTGGCACTTGAGTTATTGAGTTTATTCATCAGATGTTTATACCCGGGCTCCATATCTTCCTTAATCAGATAGGCCTGTTTGTGTAAATACATGAGTTCCTGATCTGTCTTTGAGGCCAAGCGTCCATCTAATCCCAATTTATTTAATTTGTCAATGAGAGACTCAATGGTTTTACTATTCGGGCTTCCGGTAATTTTCAGTTCCAGCTCTCCTTGGTGAGCATAATAGTTTCTGTCATGCCACGGCTTATAAACTGCTTCTACACCATCCCCCAGATCAATCCGATATTCCAATCCATCTTTTGCAGTATCTCTTCTCATAACCTTTCTTAAATCATCATCCTTGGTTTTTTCAATGATGATGTCACCTTTTTTGTTTTGCTTGTGTTCATATAAGACTTTCTGTTTTCTAAAGGGAAGTGTCTGTTTCTTTTTGGGTTTCGGTACATCAGTCTTGCGGAGATACTGTGTAAATCTTCCAGTGTATTTCTTATTCTCCTTGACCCCTTTTAAAACTTTATTCACTGCTTTTAAGTAATGCTGTGCCATCTGGGATATTTCCGGGTCGGATGATTTCTTTAATGTTCGAAGTTCCCGTTGATAGCGGCGGATGATTTTTAACGTTTTATCGTTATAAGCAAAGTCACCATCTTTAATATGATGGTTCAAGGTTTTAACCCCGGCAAGAATATCATTGTAAAATGAATCCTCCTTCAATGGCTGTCCTTTTATATCTGTTATGGTATCTAAAGAATCATCCAAAAGTGACAGCAATTTCTTTTCAGACTCAGGTCTGACTTTCATTCTTAGGTTTACCTGAGTCTTGTTTGTTCCTTTGATTTTCTCTACATAGACCAGACCATTTAAATCTTCTATGTCATCCCCATCCAGAGGTAACGCTTTTCCTTGCCATCCCGCTTCAACTGCATCATCCACAATCTCTTCCGCTTCCTTGGTAAGTTTTACTTTCCCTGTTTTTACTTCTTCAAATTTGAATTTGGTTTTCTTGCCGTTTCTTTTGGATAAGACTCTGGAATAGAATTCTTCAAAATCTTCTCTAATGTGATTTTTACGATGAAGAGCCTGCTGGTAGAATGCTTTTAAATTTGCACTATTTTTCCCGAATCGTCCTTCAGCATAGGGTTTTAAAATGTCTAAAAATGCATCATCTGTAATCTGCTCAACCTGTTTGATATAGTGAAGTGATGCATTCAAATCCACATTGAGTTCTTTGTTTTGAAAGCTGCGAAAGATGGTATTGTAAATCGGTTCTTTTTCACCCCAACGTTCATTCGGCCAGTAGTCAATATCCAGTTTATCCTTGCCCATGAATTTGTATAGCTGTCCCTTGTCTATCCCATAGACCTGACCGTCGCTATGCCTAATAAACTGCTTCCCATGAGAATCGTGGTTCCCAATAAGCCAGTCAATCACGTGTTCTCTTTGGAGTTGTTCTAATTCATCTTTTGTGAGTTTGCTTACATTGGTATTTCTAAAATCAAATTCATCTTTTAACCCGGTCTTCCATTTCTGGATAGAGCCTTTCATATTCCCTCTGCCTGGAACATTTAACTGAACAAATCTCACATCCACCGCTTGATCATCAATGAGCCTTCCAATGCGGTAAGCCACCTCATCCCCATGTGCCCGGAATGTTTCGCTCACCGGTTTAAACAGCCACTTGTCACCTTGCTTATCAGTAAAGAAATACTTGGTATGAGCTCCGTCAATATCAGCCCTGCCTTGAAACTTAAACGGATCTGTTTTCTCGTAAACCACCCAATCGCTGTCTACTTTATTCCAGCCAATGGGTTTTCCGACATCAACTTTGGGAACTTCAACTTTGGGGATATCAACTTTTGTGATTTTGGGTTTTGATTTAATCCCCTTACCACCATGCTTAAGACTCCATTTCTCCCATTTGATGAGAACCGATTCCATGGCTGCTTCTTTGCTGGCTGTATCCTTGGCAGTAAGCATGATGATCATCTCGTCTTTGTTCATCCATTGCCATTTCTCCAAGCCAGCCTGTTTGACAATCTTTTTCAACTTTGCAGATGTCAAAGATTGGATATGGGCATCCCAGTGGTTAAAAGCAGAGTCCAGTTTGGCGATGTAAGCACCCATATCTTCTGGCAGGAGATTTTTGTTGTTCTTGGCTAGTATCTCATAGCCTTTGATATAGGATTTCATGAAGTCATCCAGCTGTGTGGGGTTAGCGATAATCTCATGGGGCTTTAAAATATCTATAATTTCATCTAATTCTTTTTTGGCTTTTTTGATCTGGTCAGCTAATTGCTTCTTGATTAGATCATCCGCTTTAGAAATAGCCTGTCCCTGTTTTGCTTTGCCGGTGAGCAGTCCAATAAGCTCATCTTTGGTTCTCACCTTGCCGATATTGTATTCTTTTAATTTTAATTGTAATGCATTCCCTTTTAAATGAGAGTGGGGAACACCCGGCTCAATAGAATCCAGCATCTTAATTAAGTCATCCTTGGTGCGCATAACCGAGATACCGTTTGCTTTTGCTTCATCACGGAGTTTTAAGATTGACCATTTTCCATAATCCGGTATCTGTATCTGATGAATTTTGTCCCACTCTTTAAGAAGTTTTACTAGATCATCTTTACTTCGCAAAACAGAGATGTGATGCTTTTTCATTAACACTTTCAATGACTTGGTTTTCATGGCATTAAGATCCCAACCCGGTTCTAACGGATCTAAAAGTTTGATCATATCCAATTTGCTTCTGGTGACGGCTATCCCACGTTGTTGAGCAAGCTTTTGGAGTGTCTTGCCATTGAGTAAACTGTACTTACCATCCTGAATGATTTTATTTAAGTGAGACTTTTCCTGTTTGGCATGTTTAGCAAGCTCTTCGATCTGCTCCGGGACTAAAATGCAATCAACATTCTTGTCTGCTACCGCAGTTAGTGGAATTGTCAAAATCGTTTCTATTTTTAAATCACTGTAAGCTTTTAGAGTATCTTTACAAACTCTGGCTCTGGCTGCCACTGTGGTACAGCGACAGGCCGGATGAGCAGGGATAGGTGGCATGTTGTCTATATTAAATTCTTTCCCATCGAGTCCACCACAGACCGGACACATCCTTTCATCTCCCACCGCCATCCATTTAACACGCCGAACGTTTATGGTATCGAAGAATTTGAGTCTGCCCTGATTGTGGGCTCTTAAGGTTTCCGTTCGGGTAATGAGTTCTAACCTTTGCTGTGCGGTCTTAAATACAGTCTTGCCTGCTCTTCTAAATGAAGCAGGGTCAGTAATGATACTTCCCAAGCCTTTGGAGATCGTTGCAATAGAATCGCCTTTGATGATGCCAAGTGTAATTCCCTGCTTGATTCCATTTAGAAGTTCTTTATGGACATTGCCAACCAGCTGAACATTAAAACGCACCATAAAATCCAATGCGTTTCTGTCAATCAAGCTCATCACTTGTTTTGCTAATAATTGTTCATCTGTAGAACTCAAAATATCCCATCGTGGGAATTTTGCATTTTTGAGTTCCGAGATTCCATTTTGGACTCCGCTTTGGAAACTTGATTTCGTGGCGGTGGTTATAAGCAAAGTCTGGTCTTTTTTTACTTGGGATAGGGTCTTCGTTAAATCACTCTGTAATCCTTTTAACCGAGATTGAAATACTTTCTGGCCCGGAGTTAAATCTGAAATTTCTGAATATTTAACCAGTTGGGATTTGATGGAAAGCTCCCCTTTTTTTAAAAGTTCCACCATACCGGCCACCTGTTGCTCGGTATAAAGATTGCGAGCCTGATATGATTTTAGGGTTTCAGATAGTATCTGCTGTGCTTGGGCTGACATCCAACTCTCCAATTGAGAATTGTCTGCAGAAACGATCATCAAACGTTTTTTCTGTTAGGTGGACAGAGCAATGATTGCTGCTGCCGTCCCAATAAACACAGTCTCCGCATGTATGTTCTGAATTAAACACATTCCCTGAAGCAAACATTTCCGTTATGTCACTGGCTTCTGTTCGCTTAGCTCTCTCACCTTCTTGCTTCGGATCTAAACCTAAAATCTCCTGTGATGTCTCCACCGACATAATCCCAAGCTGCACCATGGAAACGATATCTTTTACATCCCAGGTCATATCCACAATACTTTTTTCCTGCTGGCGGTTGGTCTTTTCTATCTGGGGATTCAAGTCCATTTTGGTCTGCAAGGTGTTTTTAGAAATAAGATTCCTGTCATAGAGTTCAATGAGCATTTTGCGAACTTCCTTTTCATCCGACAGATCCATATCCGAAAAGAAATACTGAACACTCTCTTCTACTCCGGTTATCTCTTTCCAATCGTCAAATATCCATGCCAACATATCTCTGGCTACCTGCTTGATCTCTTTGAGCATGATAATCATTTTCCGCATGGCAATATTGGCTGTGGCGAAGTTGGGACCGTCTCCAGTTACGAGTGTCCTATTTAAACCCAGTGCCACCAAGATATCTTCTTTCAACTCCGCTACTTTCTTCTCTGTATCCAGCACATGTCCTTCATTACCATAAGTCTCTGCTTTCACATAGAACGGAACCACAAGCCCGCTTTTCAAATCCATCTTATTGATCTGATCCCGAATGGCTTTTAGCATTTTCTGGTCCGGCATAATCACTTTATCACCATACTTTCCCCCAACTTGAATAAACCGTAAAGGAGTAGTCCACCGTTTTGCAATCGCCCGTTCTGCTTTTCGATAATCTCTTAAGAGTCCAATGGCATGGAAAGCAGGGATAATCATGGAGTTTCCCCGGTCTGAAAACTCCGGAGCATTCCACTTAAAATGCACCAATTGCTTTATGGGAAGTTTAATCTCCTTGCCCAAGTTTCCATCCGTGTTTTGCGTAACCTGTTTTGCTTCCGAAAGCTGCCCATCTTCATATTTGACTTTGACACTTACCGGATTAACACAGGTAATTTTCTCTATGGTCTTACCATCCTTGGAATATTCTTTAAACCCAACCGCATCACCTTTAATGAGTAATTGCAAAATCATATCTTTGACAAACACATTCAATTTTAGATCATTGAACAGTTTTTGAGCTTCATCCCTGACTGCTTCATCTCCTACACTGACCCTGATCTCATCACCGATAGCAAAGGTTCGCCAGGTGTTTATCACATTATTTACCAATGGTTCTTCCAGGTAATACTTCCAGGACTGTTTGGCTTTTTCTTCCCATGAAGCAGGAACGGTGGTATCCTGACTGATTGGGATAAATACACTGCTGTCAATCTGCTCCGCTGTGGCGAATAAACCGGTTTCTTTAGCCAACGATGGCTTTTGTTTAGTTTTTGGCATATACCCTCGCTTTCATCAAAATATTGGATTTGTGGCAACCGGCATGGGGATATCCCACACTTCACGGT